AGACGCTTAAAAATAAGGTCAATACGTCGAGGGATAGCCTTAACGTTTTATGATTTGACCATGCAAGGTTCGATTCCTTGCCAGCGACTTAGACGAAAGGTAGCTTAAATATTAACCACATCAACATCGTCAGCGAGTTGATAAAGGTAACTAGCAGACTCTAGGATTTAAGCCAGTCTTACCGATTAGTCTGTTATAGTAGCAAGCTTGCTAGAGGTAGCTCCTCTGGTTGACGTGCAGCTCAGTTGGTAGAGCGCCTGACTTTTAATCAGGAGGTCGCCGGTTCGAATCCGGTCACGTTAATAAAGAACCTACGGAAACAATCAATCTTATCGGATGCCGATTGGTTGGCTGAATTAAGCAGTGTGTCTGTGAATCAGTTAATAGGCATAAAATACTAGCACAGACGTGTGCCACTCTCAGGTGTAGGTTAGGAGAGAAACATTAGCAACCGAGGGTTGGAAATGGGCGCTCAAAGTACACGAGCAAGGCGAGGTCGATAGTAATCGATGGAATCGGTGTAGGTTGCTATTACATAATTGATTGGGTTAGATTGAGTTTTGGGATTCGGTACAAATGAATCGTCAAATGACTCAAGCACAGGATCGGAAACGTCCCTGCCTGTGCATTACATATTAGATCACTCGTTGAGTGGTCTTTTTATTTTAGAAAAGAGAGGATTTTGAAAATGAATCATGAGAAGTTTATCGAAAAATGCAAGGCTATTGTACGTGAAAGAATTGAGAATGAGATTGCTGACCTAAGTGGAGCAGTACCTGAGTTTAGTGTTTTCATAGTCTGGTCATGCAAAACACTACAGAATAGCAAAGCATTAGTCAGCGCTAGCTTAAAAGGAGCACCGTATTTTGAAATTACGTTGAACGGGGACAAAGGTGAAATCTATGTAGATACTTATCTCAAAAAATCAAATGAATGTATCAAAGTCTAGCAGGTGCTAGGCTTTTTCTTTACATAAAGGAGGAATGATCTCATGAAACAATATACCGCTAAAGATTTCGAGGAAATGAAGCGATTAAAGAAGGACTATGAAGAAGTTGATATGGAGCTAACTGTTGGAGTCATTCAACGAAGACTGCGGGTCGGATTAGAGACAGCAAAGGCTATTTACAATGATCTAAATGCTATTGAAGAGAAGAATGGCTAATGAGGAACTACTGGTATATATCGCTAACTAATGAATATCCTCGAACCATTGATGATTGTTCAGTGCGTGTTGTGCGTTCTGTACAAATCAAAGGGAAGTACTCTATTGTCGAAATGGGGAGAGAAGCAGAACCATGTGAGATTGATGCGTGCAAGCTCGTTTATTGCGGTCATGGTTTCTATGATGAACCAAACATTCAAAATAATATTAACAAGAATTTGAGGGATTAGAATGCAAGAAATGGCTTAAAAATCTCCAATCAGGACAAATCAAGTTAGACAAAGTTTCCGATTTAAAGATATTAATTGAAGCAGATCTAATGTTGAAAGATATTGAAAATTAGAAAACAAAACTCAACCTAAGAAGATTGCGAGGTGGTGTGTATTGAATGGCAAGACAACGTGATCCAAGACGTGATGAAGCCAAAAGAATTTGGTTAGAATCCAACGGAGAAAAGCAGTTAAAGGAAATTGCATCTGAATTAAATGTTTCAGATTCTCAGGTTAGAAAATGGAAATCGCAAGACAAATGGAGCGCTGAATTGAAAAGTAACGTTACCAATGGCAAAAGTAACGTTACTAATCAAGGTGGCGCTCCTATTGGTAATCAAAATGCTAAAGGTAACAAAGGAAATAGCCGAGCTTCTCCGCCAGTGGGTAATAAAAACGCTTTGAAAACAGGCGAGTATGAAACCATATTTTTTGAGACACTAAGTGATGAAGAGAAGGACATCTATTCTAGTCTGAATGATAATCCTTCTTTTGTTTTGTCTGAAGAAATACGTCTACTTAAGATAAGACAATTTCGTATGATGAAGAGAATCCAACAAGCTGAAGCTGGACTAAATGATGAAGAAGTCGAACGATTGCAGCAGCTAAGAAAGATTAAAAATCCGATTGAAAAAAATGGTAAAAAGCTAGAAATCAAGCGTGAGGTTATGCAAGATGTGCAGATTAGCAGAAAAAAACATCGCAAAATTGATGATATTCTTTCAATTGAAGATTCATTGACTCGGATTAGCAACCAGTTAGCTAAAGCCATCAAGCAAATGAATGAACTTTATATGAATGAATACAGAACTGATTTAATTAAAGCTCAGACTGATAAGATCCAAGCTGAGACAAATGAAATTGGCGGAAATAATTCAGGTGAAGAAATAGAAGAATGGAAACAGGCAGTTTTAAATGCCGCAAACAAACGGGCGGTGAAAGAAAATGAATAATGAATTTATTCCTTTTGCTGATATTGGTTCTGCCATTGATTATTACTATGATAAACCAGTAGCTTTTTGCCAAGATATTTTGCATTTGAATCCTGATGAATGGCAAGAAAATGTTTTAAATGATTTAGCTGAATTTTCAAAGGTTTCTGTTCGTTCTGGTCAAGGAGTTGGAAAAACAGCATTAGAAGCAGGAGCAATACTTTGGTTCTTAACGTGTCGACCCTACGCTAAAGTAATAGCAACAGCTCCGACAATGAAGCAACTTTACGATGTACTTTGGGCAGAGGTAGCTAAATGGTTAAATGATAGCTTGATCAAAAACTTACTGAAGTGGACAAAGACCAAAATTTATATGGTTGGTGATTCAGAGCGTTGGTTTGCTACGGCTAGAACAGCGACTAAACCAGAAAATATGCAAGGTTTTCACGAGGACCATATGTTGATTGTGGTAGATGAAGCTTCTGGTGTGTCTGATCCAATTATGGAAGCTATTCTTGGTACGCTATCAGGTTTTGATAATAAGCTGTTGATGTGTGGAAACCCCAATAATATTGAAGGTGTTTTTTACGATTCCCACAATTCAGACCGTGATAAATACAGAGTTCATAAAGTATCAAGCTATGATAGTAAACGTACAAACAAAGACAATATAGAAATGATTCTTAAAAAATATGGAAAAGAAAGTGATGTTGCTCGTGTCCGTATTTTTGGAGAATTTCCCAAAGGTGCGTTGGATTCATTTATCAGTCTTGAAACGGTTGAATTGGCTACAGAAAAACAAATTAGTGATTCTTTAGTCAATAAAACAACGGTTGCTCATATTGGTGTTGACGTAGCTCGATATGGTGATGATTCTACGATTCTCTTTCCTAGAATTGCTACCAGGGCATTGGAGTATGAGAAGTATTCAAAACGTAGCACCATGGAAACAACAGGATATGTCATCAACATGGCCAAGAATCTAATGAGTCAATATCCGAGTATTGATAAAGTGATGATTAAAGTCGATGACACTGGTGTCGGAGGTGGTGTAACCGACCGCCTAGAAGAACTTATAGAAGACAAACATTATCCTTTTGAGGTGTTTGGAGTGAATAACGGTTCAACATCAGAAGACGATTTTTACGATAATTTAGGTACTCAACTATGGGGAAACATCAAGGAAATGTTAGAAGAAAATATGACAGCAAATCTTAACGGAGAACAGCCTGTTATTGAATTGCCTTCTGATAGTTCGTTAATCAAAGAATTAAGTACTCGCAAATTCAAAATGACAAGTAGAAGTCGTATACGTTTAGAAAGTAAAGATGATATGAAAAAGCGAAATATTGGTAGTCCCGATATTGCTGACGCACTGGCTTTAGCGTTTTATGAGCCACCAAGTCACTATCAATTTATTCAATTTTAGGAGGTGAGCTTTTGATTAGTACAGTATTATCTTTAGAGAGATATAAGAAGCTACGTGTTAAATATGCAACACAAATTGAAGATGGAATGTTTGATCCGAATGGTTTTATAGAAGATATGAAACCATTTTTTGCTGATCGCGAAAGAAAATATCTAGCTTATACTAGCGAAAAGAATGAAATAGATAATAGACCAAAGCCTAACACTGATATTGTAAAAGTTAATAATAAACTTCATGCTGGTATGTATTCAATTGTCGTAGACCAAGCAGTCAATCATTTTACTGGTATACCTATCAAATGGGATTACGATGTATCGGAACAAAAAAGAACACTCATTCAAAGATTAAAAGATAAATTCTTAAAAAATGATATAGAACTTCCGACAGTTCCAGAAGCTTTTAACAAATTAACAAGCAATCTTGATTCCATGAGATTCGCAATGCTTGATTCTGAAACTGCAACTTTTCAAGGAGCTTGTGGAGTAGCTTTCCGATTGTTAGAGCCTGTGGAAGAAGATGATGGTTGGAAGTTAAGAGCAAGTAATATTGAACCTTGGAGAGCAGAAAGATATGGAAATGCCGGAATCTATATCAAAGAAAAGTATGACTCTTACCAGAAAAAATTTTTTCAAGAAATGAAAGTTATGACGAGAAATAAAATTCTGACATATGCTTGCTATGGTGATTTGAATTTTGTTACAAGCGGAACGTTCAAAAAAATTGATGAGACCGATAACCCTTTGGGGACGATTACCTTGGCAGAATTTAAAAATAATACGAATCGTTATTGTGATTTTGAAGTAGCTGAGGAAATTGGAGATGCAATTGATCGTGCTTTGTCTGATCAACAAAACGAAATCGAACAATTTAAGCTTGCGTACATGCTTGTTACTGGCACAACAATGAGCAAAGGCACTGCTAAAGAAATGATGAATCAGCTAGGGATTATCAACTTAAAAGACCCTACTGCAAAAGCTGAATATGTCACAAAAAATTTAGCAAAAGATTTCAATGAATATCATATGGATCTATTGAAAAAACAGTTTTACACCATTTGTAAAGCAATCGATTTTAACGATGAGGTGTTTAAATCAAACAGTTCTGGAGAAGCTCGCAAGTGGCAAATCATTAGCCTAGAAGCGAAAACAAATACTAAAGAGCAATATTTTAGAGAAGGATTGAAAGAATGCGCAGAAACAATTGCTGCTTTTCTTAAGTTTCATGACAAAGTAGAAATTGAGCCTGAAAAAATTATTTTTACTTTCTCTAGATCTTTGCCAACTGATTTAAGTTATTTAGCTGAAGCTTTACCTAAACTTGCACCATACGTATCCAAACGAACTATTCAGAGCCAAATTCCATTTGTAACAGATGTTGATTATGAAAATGAAATGATGGAATTGGAAAGTGGAAGTGCTTATCCAGATAGTGAATACAATTTTGGCGGAGGTGGCAATAGTGACGATAGAAACGAAGTATTGGACCAAACGTCGAGAACTGGAGGATCAAGCAAGGCTCAAACAAGAAAATCAGACACTTAAAAAATTAACTAGTGTATTTCCTGAAGCACTGAAAGAGATACAAGCAAAACTATTATCACAAGCTGACTTACACAATATCACTTATCCAGAAATGATGGAGTTTTATAGTACAAGTAATCAGAAAAAATATCGTGAATATGTGGAAAAAAATTATAAGTCATTAAAAATGTATGATGCAAAATACAAAGAGTTTATCGATGAATTTTTTCCACCATTTGACTATGCAAAAGTCAATCGCTTATTACAAATACGATCAGATGTATTTAAAATTCTTGCAGAATATGCGATGGATGCAGATGTGAATCAATATTTTTCTGATCGCTTAGAGGAAATTCTTCAAAGAACATATTCTTCTAATGCTAATGTTTTTGTTCAACTTTTAAACGTTGATATACCAAATTATTTACCAGAAAATGAAATTAAACATTATTTGAACTATCCATGGTCAGGAAAGACATTTTCAAGAAGACTTTGGGGAAATATTTCATCGCTTGAACAGAAACTCTCTAATGCTATTGTAAAAAGTGTTGCTAGTGGAGAAGGCGTTATACACGCATTAAACACCATGAGATTAGACTCAGAAATTTGTGACATGTTTAAGTTAGAAGAATCAAAGTATAACAAAGCGATAGAAAATCTCGTTCGAACGGAGTATGCAAAATTTGCACAAGATGGTATTGAAAAATCATATTTAGAAACAGGTATTGAGGAATACAACGTATTGACTGCAAAAGATGAGAGAGTTTGCCGGATTTGTGGAGGAAAGGCAAGTAAGAATCCCTATAAACTGAAAGATGCTGTCATAGGTGAAAATCGAGCACCTTTCCATAGTCGTTGTAGATGTACGGATGTTCCTAATTTACCAAAATTAGGAAAGGATATTGATGAAGAATATGACCGTTTATTTGGCGATTTATTAGATGAGTTTGCACATGATTCTTTTGGAATTAATTTGAAACGGAGGAAGTAGAATGAAAGATTTTTTTGAAGCAGTACTAACAATTAATGTAAATGCTGATATTGCAGAAGCCTACAAAACAGCTATTGAGTCTGAGAACCATCCTAATGGCTTGAGAGACCATTGGAATGGCAATTATGCCTACGTGGTTATTGGCGATCAAACTGTTAATTATCAAGATAATACTCCAGTTGATAAGAATACCGTTAATTTA